TCCTCAGTATTTTTTATTAAAACACCTGTTCCAGATGTTGAAGCATTTAATACTGAAGTATTTTGGGCTCGTACTACACGCAAAGCATTACTATATTGTAAGAAGTTAGCCGCTGTGAAAAAGTGCTCAAAGTTTGTTGAGTCAGGTTTTCCAAACGTATCTACTAATTCTTGTTCACTAGAGATTGAAACAATCTCATCAATTGGACCTTTACCAAATTGTCCTGCGACTGCACCAATTGAAGTTGATACTGCTGGGATAATGTTAGTTAAGTCTCTTTCTTGTACGAGAACACCTGGTGATACTTGAAATGCCATTGGTTAATTCTCCTCTTTAAATTTAAATTTATCAAAATTCGTAAGTTTTCTTACGTCCATATTCAAACATTTTATCATTGTAGATATTTATAATAGTCTTAATTTACGGTTATTGACCTTTTCGTACAACAGGATACCATCTAGTCCCATATTCATCTATGGAATCTTCGGTTGTGATATCGTCAATTCCATTATCTACAAATCCGAATGGGGCCATGTCTTGTTCTAATAGTTTCTGTTGTTCTTCATACATCTGGTTTCTGATGTTTGAGTCTGATAATTCTTTAAAGTAAGGTTGATTAGATAACCACCCAAATATAACTAGACACATAATCAAGTCATCATTACAGCCTTCTTCTGCCTGCCATGAGTTACCTCTACGTGAAAAAGTGGACATTTCTTCAATTATGTTAAAGTCATTAACTAATATCTTGTCACCCTCCACAAGCGTCTTAAAATTCGCACAACCTACCTTTTTTATCTGCTTTGTCATTCTTACCCCTAGTGATGTACCTCTACCTGAGAACATCGCTCCAAGTATTTGACCCGCCCTACCCTTTTGAGTAGTCATCAATATATTAGGATATTCTAACTCATAATGCATCGCCTCTGATATAGATTGACCTAAGTCATTGACTTCAACTAATACATGTGCTTCATTATACGCCTTACAAGTTTGAGCAACTACGTTAGGAAATACGAATGGTTTGATTTCATTATTTTTGTAAGTCGCAACTACTTCATATAATATTTTACCACTATCTGATTTAGTTACGTCCATTATAATAAACGCAGAATAATCTTTACCTGTACCTCTGGCTACATCAACACACGCAACATATAATCTATCTTTTTCAGGTCTCTTAAACATTCTCAATCCACCTTTAGATTGTATTGCGTCTATGTAAACTGTGTTCTTAATTTTTGCTGGTGAGATAAGAGTATCGACTGAACCTAAGAACTCACACTCAAACTCTTGTGAGAATTGTTCCTCACTAGTATTTCTAATTGTCTTCTCTTTCCATTCCTGATCTCTACCTGGTACTTCTGACCAATGTACTTCAATAGGTATATAATCATTATTCTTATTAACAGCATCTGTCCATATCTTATAAAACTGATTCATACCATGAGGTGTAGATACTATAATTAATTTTGTTTTTGTACCTGAAGAAATTGTAGGATAAACTGAACTAAAGAATTGTTCTGATATATTCGCTGGTACGAAAGCAAACTCATCAAGGAAGATTATATTAAAAGAACCACCCCGAATTGCTGATGATGATGTTGCCGCAGCGACTATGGTTGATTTGTTTTCTAATTCAATATTACCTTTGTTCCAATTGATTACACCTTGTTGCATCCATTTAGGTAAGTTTTCATAAGCAAGTTGTAGTCTTCCTAATATATCTCTCGCAGTAGATGATTTGTTTGCTAGTATCGCTATGTTTGAGTTAGGATTAAACAAAGCATAATGTAAAAGATAAGAAATAGTTGTAGTTGATTTACCAGACTGTCTAGGTAACTTACAAATTGTAAATCTATTATTGTGTATTGTTTCTACAATCTTTTTTTGAAAGCCATACATATTAAAAGGTACAAGACCCTCATCAAGTGATACGATACGAACATAGTTTTCCATAAAGTATAATGGGTCACTAGCACACTTTTGATATTCTAAAATTTCTTGTTCAGAATACTCTACTGCTGTATTAACTTTTTTAAGGTTCGGATTACCCAGGTAGGCGTGATCACTCATTTTAATCCTTTTTAGGTGTTACGTTTACTGTTTCGTTTTCTGATTTACGTTCTACGTTTGTTTCTACAGTTTTTTTATTCAACATCTTTTGTAACTCAGCTGTTGATCCTACGAACAATGCGTTTTTAATATTTGCGTTAGCAGTCTTAGGTAACTCTTTTAGGTCTTTAAGTTTTTTTTGTAAGTCTTGTAGTTTATCTACTGTTTGTCCTACTTGTCCTATCAATTGACCAGCGACTTCGTAAGCTCTAGGGTGTTGACCTTCTCTCGCAATATCTAGTATACCTTCTATTGCTTCTTGTCCTCTTTCAATTAGATTGTAATAGTTTTCTCTACTATACGTGTAATCATTATCCACATCTGCTTTTTTCTTATCTTCAGTACGAGGTACAGGTGGTTTAACTTCTTGTCTAACTATTTCTTTTGTGGGTTCAGGAGTATTGATTCCTAAAATCTCATTTACCTTATCTTCTAGTTTTGTCATAATATAATATATATGTTATTCGTCCACTCCGGTCTTAGGATTATAGTTCTTACCATCAGTGAATGATGTTATTGATGTAGTAAATCCAAAATCATCATCAGCGTTAGCAGATGTTGGATTAGGAATTACGATAATTCTTTCTTCTCTACTTGCCTCTGGCAAATCTGTATGTAGATCGGCTTGTACTTTTTTGATAACTCCTGAGTTAGTCATAGGACCAAATAGATATGTTTTAGCAACAAAACTTAATGTGTATATAACTGCTCTACGAGTTGTATATTCACCATTATAACTGTCTTCATAATTAACACTATTTAATATAATTGGAACGTCTCTTTTAATATCTAACTCTGGTATAGCAACAACTGTAACAGTATAGTCTGGTTGAAAGAAAGGAAGTATTTGTTCTACTATTTGTAATCCACTTTCAGCAGTTGCTGTAAATATATTTAAATTATACGATATACTATAAGGAACAGGTGTGTAATTAAAGTTCATTACTTTACCATCTTTACCTGTCTTAACAGTTTTGTATTTTTGTATTCTTGTTAATTTACGAGAGGCGTCATAGTTAATACCTGATATCTCAAAACTCATTCTTGGTAATGTGATAGCGAATTCTCTCCTATCTAAATCTGGTTGTTGATCTAGTCTCGTTAAAAACTTTTCTTTTGGAGCATATGCTAATGGAACAGAAATAGATTGCTGTGTTTTACCAGTAGAGTCTTTATGTTTAATTTGTATTTTGTTAAACAATTGACCAAAGGCCACTGTCATTCTTCTCATACTCTCGTTATAAAAATATTGACCGAACATTAATATCCTCCTCCATCTGGATCACCAAACGGATTACGTTCTGTGAAATCTAATATATCATCTTGTGTTGAAGCAGTATCAAAACCAGCATCTTTATCTAAATCTAAATTATCAGCGTATCCAGATTGTTCTTGTACAGAATAATCTTCATTGATAAAGTAATATTCTTCTCCATCACCACTGTCATTCTCTAATTGTAAAGCTCCTTCAGCGTCAAGGTTTTCTGATATTGTAACTGTTGGAACTGTTCCATCATAACTTGAACCACCAACATTAATATTAATACTTGTAACTACACCATTGGTAAGTGTAGCAGTAGCAGCAGCTGTAACAGCGCCACCAGGAGGAGAAACTACAACACTTACAATACCACCAATACCTGTAAGAGTAGGTAATGTAACTGATGTTAATTTACCATTTGTTAATGCAAGAGCAGTAACTAATAATGTTTTTGTTTGTTGTGCAGGATTTAAATAGGTAATTGTAATCTCTGGTGTTGATCCATAACCACGACCTGGATTAGTAATTGTTAATGCTGTTAGTGTTCCACTGACAGATGTTGCTGTTACCGTAGCATTTATAGATGAGATAGTCGGTGCCGTTATAGTTAAAGTCGGTGCTGTTTTATATTCTTCTCCACCAGAAATAATAGGTATACTAGCAACAGAGTCATTGGTAACTACTGGTGTTCCTATTTGAAGACCAAACGTTCCACTATCTAATGATGTTTGATGTAATCCTTGATCTAATGAGTATGCCTCTTGTGACATATCAATATCTTCAACACCTGTATTTAATTCCTGACTTGAATATTCCCAACGAGTACATCTTAATTTGTAAACTGGTAATTGTCCTAATTGAAAGAACGGCTCTTGATCTTGTACGAATTGTATTTCAAAGAAACTATCCATTAATGGGAAGTAAATAATATCTCCCTCATTAGGTCGTCCTTCAACAATCATTGTATGAGACGAGTCGACTTGATTTTGCCATCTTCTTTTAGATATACAGAATGTTGTATCTTCTCTTATATCTAAACCAAACTTATTAATAACTTCTTGTTCGCCAGCGAAACCTTCAGTTGTTTCCATATACATTTCAAGTAAATAAGAATCATCAAACCTACTTAACGTATCTTCGCCAAGTATTAAATCTCTATTAACTAATGTTCGTGGTAAGTAGTAACAATCGTGTCCGTAGATTTTAAGACCTTCGATAATTAAATCTTCGTATAGTCTTTTCTCGTTTGAGTTTCCAATTCCGTTTCCACCTTGGAAATAATGATTAGTTGCCATGGCACTATCCTATCATAAGGGGTTGTGACATTTCAAATGAGCTTCTAATTTCTTGTTCTAAATTTTGTATATCTGTTAAAGATTCTGAAAAGAGTTGTTGACCATTTAATGATACGCCACCTAACATAGCAACACCATTAAATTTAGATAAGTTTGCGCCCCATTGTTTCTTAAACAAAGCAGTTACATATCTCTTTAACATTATGTCATTAAAAACATCTGTATGCTGTGATGGGTCTAATTTTCTATAACACTCAATAACTAGATATTCTCCAACTAGTAAATCGTTCTTCCAATCCATATCAACATATAATCTATTATCGTGTTGATTAAATCTCATAGGTTTTTCACCAACAAGTATGTGATCTAAAAAGTCTAACTGTCTCATAATCATATCGTAATTAACCATTGATCCTGATGAGAAGTTATATAAATCATTTAATCTCATTTGATATCTAACATCAAATATGTTCATACTACCTTTACTTGAAAAAGGAAATATGTTAATTACAGATACAATGGATTCAGGACAAATTATATAATTTTGTGCTTCTTTCCATTCTGTTGTAACTTTATTATTAATAGTAACTGAAATTGTTGCGTTAGCAGCTGGAGCAGTAAAGAACGTTAGAGTTTTATCTGCAACTGTAAAAGCAAGACCAGCAACTAAATCTGTTCCACCTACTGGAATTGTGTTTCTAATTTTTACAACAATAACTTGACCCGCAGTTGGTGCTGTATCAAACTCAAAAGTTCTTAGGGCAACAGTAAAATCAGTTGTTCTAGTTTTAAGTATTCCACCAACAGTTACTGTTAATGCATCTACGTTATCTGCAGGGTTAGTTAATTGAAAAACTTTTGTTGAACCATCGCCTGTAAATGTATTTTCAA